CACAGGCTTTTAACACAGGCGACGCTGAGGCAGTAGCACACTACGTGAAACTGTTTAGGGAAACCTTAGAGCCGGAAGTACCGCATGAGCGTCAGACTCGCCAAGCCGAACTCGAGAAACAGGTCGCGCCAAATCGTTCAGCGAATTCCGCTAATACGAAGAGCGTAGGAAAAGATGTTAAGGTTTACTCCGAAAGGGAAATCGCCGCAGCTTGGACTAAAATACGCACTTTGAATACGCGGCATAAGTACGACGAGGCCCAAAAACTTGAAGCAGATATAACAACTGCATATCTCGAAGGCCGTGTACGATAGTATATGTGTTAACGGGTAGGCAGCTGTTAGTAACCAACTAAACTAATAGGAGGCCATTATGGCTGCTGTATTCCCCGTCGTCGGATCAGGATCATTCGACACAAACCCGTCTTACTCTGGCGGTTTCATTCCACAACTGTGGTCCAATAAACTCAACGCTAAGTTCTATGCGAACACCATGATGACTGAGATTGCCAATACCGATTGGGAAGGCGAGATCAAAAATCAGGGCGACACAATTCGCATCCGTACTGCACCATCAATCACAATTAATGATTATGCTGGCGCTGGTACAACTCTTACCTCTGAAGTTCCTACGCCTATCTACCTAGATATGCAGATCAACAAAGGTAAATACTTCAGCGTGCAGGTCAACGACGTACTTGCTCACCAAGCCGATATGGACTTGATGAACATGTTCACCGATGATGCTGCAAAGCAATTGAAGATCAACATTGAAAACGAATGTTTCTTCAACTGGTTCGTTACTGAAGGCGCTCACGCTTCTAACGCAGGCGGCACTGCTGGTGCGTTGTCTAGTGAGTACAACCTCGGTACTGACGTTGCTCCAATCGACCAAGCTACTCCTAAGAACGTACTGGATACGATCCTTCGTATGTCAGCTGCTCTTGACGAGCAAAACGTTCCTGAAGATGGCCGTTGGTTGATCCTTTCGCCTTTCGACCGCCAGTTGCTCATGCAAACTGACATCGCTCAGGCGTACTTCACAGGAGATGCTTCAAGCACCATCCGTACTGGTAAGATCGGTATGTTGGATCGCTTCGAAGTTTATGTTTCTAACCTTCTACCTAAGGGCGCTGCTGGTAAAGCATTGGTTCCCGGTCTTGCTGCCACTTCAGGCGGTGCTACCGTGTCTAACGCTAAGGCTCGTCGCATGATGGTAGCTGGTACGAAAGCATCTTGTGCATTCGCATCGCAGATCAGCAAAACTGAACCTCTTCGTAATCAAACGGACTTTGGCGACATCGTTCGTGGCCTAGCCGTTTATGGCCGCAAGGTCATCAAGCCTGAGGCTTTGATTACTACGATTGTAGGCGCGGCATCTTAATAGCCCTTTGAGGGGGGGTTCGCCCCCCTTCTTCTAACTCTGGAGGTTATTATGGATGTATTTGATTTTATAAACGCCGTAGACGCTGAAGTTGTTGCCAATAAGGCAGTAGTTAAGCTCGACGGTTCACGCGTGGTTGTAGCCCAAGTAATCGGCGACAAGATGGTTCTAACTGCCGAAGGCGAAGAGATGGCTAAGAATACTAAGCCCGCTCCTGCACCTAAAGCTAAGAATACTAAGTCGAAGACAGCTAAAGCTGCCGCTGCACCCAAATCTAGCGAATAGGGGGTAACGGATGTCTACCGTAAAAGTCACGGACATTATTAGACGAGTAGAGGATGTCCTACAGGACACCAATATTCGATGGCCGCGTACGGAATTGCAGAACTGGATGAACGAGTCTTACCTCGCCATTACTCTTGCACGTCCTGACGCTAATGCCAAAACAGGCTCATTCACTTGCGCAGCAGGCACACGGCAGGTTCTCTCATCAGAGTTCCCGTCTAGTCTTCGTTTGCTGGATGTTACACGAAACTTAGCCACCAACTCAGGCTACAAGGTTATTCGCCTTGTTGCTCGTAGTGTTCTGGACGATCAGCGACCCGCATGGCACGCTGAGACTGGTACGACAGCTATCCAGCACTTCACGTTTGACCCACGTCAACCGAAAGAGTTCTTTGTCTATCCACCGGCTACAACAGCCGCTGAAATTGAAGTTGTTTACACGGACTCTCCGGGTGCAACTGCTCTGACAGAAACTCAACTCGACCCGGCAGGTTCAGATACAACAGTTATTCTGTTGGACGACATCTACATGTCCCCAATGATAGACTGGATTCTGTACAGAGCGTACTCGAAAGATGCTGAATACGGTGCCAACGAGCAACGTGCGCAGGCAGCTTACGGGGCATTTAACGCAGCTCTGGCCACTAAAAACCAAGTAGACTCGGCAGTATCGCCGTCTAACATGAGTTCGGTGACTTAATATGGCAGTAGCATGGGCTAGTTTCCTTCCGTATATTCAGCCCCTGCTTCCGGGCTGCCCGGAAATAATCATCGAAACTCACTTGCAAGAAGCGGCAGCTGAGTTTTGTGCGGTCAGTCAGATATGGCGTTACGACATAGATAAGGACTACACCAGTAGAAATACTGCTGAGTACGAAATCGAGGTGCCTACTCGTGCTGTTTTGGAGGACATTCTAATCCTCTATATAAACGGTACAGCGGTAAACCGTGTGTCAGACCGTCATTTCGACCTGCCCAGCGGCGTAGCCAACGGGCGTCCCATGTCTTTTAGTATATACCAAGACTCTCAGATTAGGTTTTACCCAACCCCGGACGGCAAGTACGAGTTCGAGGGTACCGGTGTAATCAAACCATCTTTGACAGCTACAGGCGTGGAGGACTTTATCTTTGAATCATACGGTCGTTCAATCGCTTGTGGGGCTATATTTCGCCTAGCGATAATCCCCGGCAAAGAATGGACTAACCCTGAACTTGCGGCTTACTACAAGTCCGAATTCTACAAGCACGCCACTGACGCTAAAGGCCGTGACACACGCGGCGCTAGTCTTCGGGCCAAGATGGTTGGGTTTGACAAAGCCAGCGTTCGCAGGGGGATTTAATGGCACAGATATTTAAATACGTTCAAGGAGATACCGGTCCACAGATTCGTGTAACCCTTACGAACGAAGATGATAACGCACCGGTCGACTTGACCAGTGCTACAGTTACTTTGCACTTCCGAGAAGCGGGCGCTGAAAGCGTTTTGTTCTCTCGACAGTTCTTCATTAACCCTGAGACGGCAGACACAGGTGTCGCTGTACTCCAGTGGAGCGTTGGAGACCTAGAAGTAGATGCTGGTACTTACGAAGGTGAGATTGAGGTTGTTCGAAGCAGCGGTGTCCGTGAGACATTGTTCGACAAGCTCAAGTTCAAAATTCGGGAGGACTTTGCGTGAAGTTAGGGTCTGTCGAGCTTGTTAATGCGTTATCTGCTAAATTTGAGCAGTTAAACGTACTTACGCAAACTTCGGTAAACATTAACCAAAACGTTGTAAAAGCGGAGCTAGGTAACTTCCTGCTCTTCGCTTCGTTCCTTGACACCTTCTACATTGATGATGGGTCACGCCCGTCCGATAAGATTGTTTTCGGTTTCTTGAAACCCTTTTTTGACGACGCTGCTCTAGCAGATGTTGCTACCAAAGGCGTTGGGAAAGGGTTCCCTGAGGCGGGGTATCTCACAGATAGCGAGCGGGTCCAGTTTGCCAAAAACACTTTCGAGACGCTTACGCTCAGTGACCCTTACGCCTCAGTTTTCGCTAAGCTGCTGAGCGATAGCGTTTCGGGCATCGGCGATCAGGCAATTCTGTTCGCTAAGAAAGTCCAAGTCGAGACCATCGGTACTGGGGACGTATCTACCATAAGCACCGCACTCGGAAAAGCTGACGGTACTGCGTTGCAGGACGAACCCGCTTTTAGTACGAGTAAGCCAATAGCTGAGCTAATAGCCAGCGCTGGCGACCAAACGTTCTTGTTTGCCAAGAAGTTTTCAGCGGACCAAGTTACCGGTTTAGACGACACGGCTGTTTTAGCTTCTGCTAAACCCCTGACAGAGCAACCAGCAGCCTCAGACAATGACGTTATAGCCTTCGCTAAAGCTCTTGCAGACCACGGGTTCATAGCCGAGGCCATTGACACGCTCGCGGTAGGAAAAGTCTTCTCAGACGCTTACGCGGCCTCTGACGTGATAAACACCCTAGGCATCACAAAAGCGCTATTCGATACAGTTGCGTTTACAGATGACGTCGATGGGGCTGCTTCTCTTCTGGACGACCAAGAAATGCAGTTCCAGAAGCTAACAACTGATGTCGCGTCAGTTGTTGAACAGTTTTATAGGCAGGTCGGCTACACTAGAGCGTTTTCAGATAGCTCCGCTTTAGCCGATACTACAAATATGGTTACAGGTAAACAGATTTATGATATACCTGTAGCAAGCGAAACTCTGGCTAAGTCTTTTAATAGACCTCGTTCAGATAGCGCCCTTTTAGGAGACGCGACCGTAGTAGCACCCGGAAAGGTACTACTAAATTTGACCTCGAGCACCGACACGGGGTCATTGAGGAGTCAGGGGTACTCTGACTTTACCTATTTTGCGGAAGACTTTGTCGGAGCTTCCACTACGTTCTGAAGGAGATCGTTATGATTAACGAAAACTTGAAGCTCTCCGGCCAGCTTAACATAGTCCTGAAGGACAAGGCCGGAAACGTCAAAGACTCGCGAGATTTAAAAAACCTCGTCGTAAATGCTGGACTAGCGTATATCGCGTCACGCATGAAGGACACCACTAAGGGTGCGATGTCTCACATGGCTCTGGGGTCGGGTACTACGAACGCCGCAGCAAGCCAAACTGACCTTGTGACCATCTTAGGTTCTCGAGAAGCATTAGACTCAACTGCCATCGCTGGTACAAACAGCGAGAAAGTTGTGTACGAAGCCTCTTTTGAAGCTGGCGATGCAACAGGGGCTGTCACTGAGGCCGGAATCTTCAATGCAGCTACAGGCGGTGACATGTTGTGCCGTACTAAATTTAACGTCGTAAACAAAGCAGCTGATGACACGATGTCCGTGACTTGGACTATCACTTTGTCAGCATCTTAAACGGTTAGGGGTGTAATCCATGGCAACGATAACTACACGCGCTGGTAAGGGTTCGCCCCTAACTAATACTGAAGTCGACGATAACTTTTCGAACCTCAACAGCGCAAAATACGAGAGCGGGTCGTCGCCGACTTTTGCAAATAGCGCTTTAATTAACTCGTCTGATACCGTTAATTTTACGTTAGACGGTGCTTCTGCGAACTCAAAAAATATATATTTTAAGGGCGATAGTAGTGCGCAAATGGGGCGTATAGCGTCGATTGGAACGTCTCTGTACTTCCAGCTTACTGACGCCACTAACTATTTCACTATAAATCCCGGTTCGACGGTCATTAACGACTCTAGTGTCAACCACGACTTCCGCGTTGAGTCAAACGACAACGCTAATATGCTGTTCGTTGATGCTAGTACTAATCAGGTTTCAGTCGGCATGTCTGGGGGTTCTGAAGCCTTTAACGTAAAAGGCAATATGCAGTTTAACCATCCGGGCAGTGAAACATTCGTCAAGATTGTTGGGCCGGATAACAGAGACCTAAAACTCGAACTACGCGCCAACGATGACAATGATGCTTTTATAGTTACAGATGATCGCGTGGCAGACTCAGAAAGGCTAACCGTGAATGCTGGGGGTGAACTTGTAGTTAACCAGACCAGCGCGGACTACGACTTCCGCGTTGAGTCTGACGGCAACGCCAATATGTTGTTTGTTGATGCTGGTAACGATGCCGTAGGTATTGGCGGTACGCCTAACACATCATCACAATTAACCGTTGATGCGTCTTCTGATGCAAATTTGGTTATTCGTGCAGATAACAGTATGACGTTTGTTCAAGACGCTCTTTGGAATAGCAGTATCCTTGGTGGTGCATACTGGAATGGGCAAGCTAAATACGGTGCAACAAACAGAAGCGTAACACGCCTGTACTTAGGACATGACGGTGATGCAACTCCCTCCTCGCAAGGGCTTTTAGTTCACGCTTCCGCACAAGGTGCGGCTAACGCCAACGTAACATTTGAACACCTAGCTAGTATTACTCGTGCGGGGACAGTATTTAACGAAGACAGCCACGATAGAGACTTCCGCGTTGAGTCTGACAGCAACGCAAATATGCTGTTTGTGGATGGCGGGGCTAATAAGGTTGGTATTGGGACAAATTCTTTAGGTCGAGTTTTTAATGTTTACCATCCTACGACAGATGGAGCCATAAAACTTGAAACTGGAGGAAACGCATCAAATGTCTGGGCAGGGATAGAATTTAAAACACCAACATCTCAAAGTTTTATATACATCCCTTCAAACGATTCAACAGGATTAATGAAGTTTTTACCTGCCGCTTCAGAAGTTTTGGCTCTTTCTAATAGTGCGGTCGTTGTAAACGAACAAAGCAGTGACGTAGACTTCCGCGTTGAGTCTGCAAACAATGCTAATGCTTTTAGGGTAGATGCGGGTACTGACCAAGTAAGAACAGATGCTGTTTTTGTCCATGATACCAACACAGGCACCCAACCGTTCTACATAACTCGTACCGGAGGTTTAGACCAAGGTCTTGCGGTTACCGTGGACGATAACAATGTTATGTTGAGGTCTATTCAGGATGAAACGTCTGGTGCAAATTTTATATTTTATTCTAGTAATGCAACCACTACTGACCTTAGATTGCTTCAGTTGGATTACTCTGCGGGATCAGTATTTAACGAAGACGGTGTGAATTACCAACACGTTAGAATGGAATCAGACGCTGACACTCACGCTTTCTACTTAAACGCTGTAAACGGCTACATAGGTATGGGAGCAGGGGCTTCACCAATACAGCCTTTGACTATAGGTGCGTCTTCAGGGTCAAATCTAAACTATTATAGTGGCACTTCAAATGTCATTTCATCAAGTTCAGGTATTAAAGTTTCAAAAGCCATCCCAAACGATGCTTCTGCTGGTAGTGGTTTGAATTTGTCTAATACGTCAAGCACCAATGGCACTATGTCACCTATGCTTCATTTTTCTGCGTTGTCTGCTAGTACGACTTATAGCACAACGTATGCAGGAATTTGGGGGCGTAAATTAGCAAACGGCACCGATGCTAACTGGAATACTGGTAGCATAGAATTTGGAACAGCACATAGTGCTGGTATAAATAAAAGAATGGAGCTTAATTATTTAGGCGGTTTAATTACAACTCCTTTAGGTGGTGGACACGCAGTCTTTAACGAAAACAGCTATGACGCTGACTTCCGCGTTGAGTCTGACAGCAACGCTAACATGCTTCATGTTGATGGTGGTAATAACAGCGTAGGCATAGGAACTACAGGCGGTACAACTGGCTCTTTAGTTGTTCAATCCAACAGTGGTGCGGGTGGTATATCTGTAATTGGTCGTTCCAACGGTGGTATAGGCGGTATTTCCTTCTATGATGACAACGGAAGCACTTCTGTAGGTTATGTGCAAGGCAGAGCAGATGACAAACAAATGCGCTTTTGGGGAACTCAGTCTGGCGGCAACGTCTCATTTGCTCAAAACAACACAGAACGCCTAAAGATCACTGAATACGGAGGAGTCCATGCTCAAAATGGGCATCTTGGTAGTTCATACACGCAATTAGGTGGCGGCACTAGTGACCCCAGCCGCGCTTATTGGACGGTTTCTACTTTTAACGACAATGCAACTGTTACCAGTGGGACAGTAAGTGTTTACACGTCAAATGTTGAATGGCAACCCGTCCTGTTAAAAATTACGGTAACTAGCATAAATAACGGTCAGGGCAACTTTAGTAACGGTGTTTTTTACGTCCGCATTGCTGGTTATCACGGAGGGAGCGGTCTAATTTCAACAATAGATTCTTGGACTAGCAGCTCGGTGTCTATATCTGTAACTGCTACTGATATAAATCAACACCACATGCGGATTAACATAACAGTTACAGGTAATGGAAACAGAACTGTAGCATCCGTCGAGACATTATCTTATGGCGGTGTGTTTGAAACAGCGAGGACAGGATAATGACAACTTGGACGATTGAAGAAATGGACTGCGAAAACACCGCAGGGCAAACAAACGTAGTAGTAAAGGTGTTGTGGAAAGTCTCCGGTGCTGATGAAGTTAATACTTGTTACTGCCAAAAAAGTACATCTTTTACTTACTCGGCGGGAGGTTCATTTACTCCTTATCAAGATTTGACCCAAGCCCAAGTATTAGGCTGGGTGACGGATAGTTTAGGCACTGAGGGTGTTGCTTTTTATGATGATCTGGTGGCACAGCACTTAGCCTTGTATCGAGAAAGATTCCCAGACGAAACAGGCGTGGATATTATGTGCGACGCTACTTACGTCCCAGAACAACCGACTCCGTTACCTTGGGGTTAAACACTAACTGTCATTAAGGAGAAAGAAACATGGCAATTACTACAACATGGTCCATACAGGACATGAAAAGAGATGTCGCTTCCGGCGGCGTTAAATTGGTGTATTGGAGTTGCGTTGCTGCTGACGACACCCACACAGAATGTACTGCTACTGAAGGCGGAAAACTGCGACTAGAGCCAGATGTTGATGCTGATGGTTTCGTAGCCTACGATGACCTTACGGAAGCAACCGTTTTAGATTGGGTTTATGACAGCTTGGTCGAAGGTGAAGAAACTGCTGACGAAGCAAAAGCTCGTATCGCTGCGAACCGTACCGGTAAGGTAGAGGCGCAAGTGGCACGTAAAACTGCTGAAGCCGATGGCACCCCTTGGGCATAAAATTAACTTAACTAAAGGAGAAGCATAATGGCTAAAGACGAAAAGAAAACCATTACTGTTAACGACCAAACACATAACCTCGAAGACTTGAACGAACAGCAGGTGGCTATGGTCAACCACTTGCAGGACTTAGAGCGGAAAATATCTAATGCTCGTTTTAACGTAGATCAACTTAGCGTTGGTCGAGAAGCGTTTATCCGACTGCTAGAGGAATCATTTAACGAGCCAGTAGCGGCGGAATAGTGACGGATGGAAATGGACATGCTTTGGAGTGGCGGGCTTACCGCATTAATCGGCGTCTTAGGATTTATCCTACGCAACTATGTTGCCGAGCTTCAGCGTATCCAAATCCTTGTCAACCGCACACGTGAGGAGATGGCGAAAGAGTACGTTACAAAGACAGAAGTACACGCCGACATTAACCGTGTTCTCGACCGGCTTGAACGGTTGGACGAGAAGCTCGACCGATTGGTGGAGTTAAGAAAATGAAACGCTTACTTCTGGCTTGTACTCTTTTACTTCTCACAGGCACTGCGTTCGCGCAGGAAGAAGGTGATGATGTTATCTACACAGATAGCACCTCAAACAGTACTGTTAACACCACTGGAGAAGTGACAACCAACGTCAATTCTCCGCCACCCTCTGCTATCGCACCCCAGTTTAACGGCGGTGTAAACTCAGACCTGTGTACCATTGGCGTCGCAGGGGCTGTCCAAACTCAAATTCTAGGTCTTTCGATGGGTTCTACCGTCAGAGACATGAACTGCGAAAAGCTAAAAAATGCAAAAACATTATACGACATGGGCATGAAAGTCGCCGCTGTGTCTGTCATGTGTCAGGACAAACGTGTGTTTGACGCTATGATGGATGCCGGAACTCCTTGCCCATATGAAGGTCTGATTGGCGCAACTGCCAAGGCCGCATGGGAAGCCGACCCCGAAAGACAACCGGGAGCGGAAACTAAGGAGGTGCTCGATGACGACACAAAAACCCTCATGGGTGCTGGTGGCGTTCTTAGCGTGTTGGCCCTGCTACTCCTACTGTGATCCTTTCACATATGGGACGACGGGCAACGCTGTAGTTAACGGCTTCTCTTGGAGCATGGGCACCCTTGTGCCTTCGTCTCCGGGTCTCTCCATCAACGGAGTGATCTACCGATACACCACAATTAAAAACCCAGCCGACCGTATGTTAGTCCACTTGCAGAACGAAGACGCAACCGGCGATGGTTACATCTTCCGTGAGACTGACGACTGGACAGGCTTGCCCGGAAACACAATCAACAAACTCGTTTCGGTTAACAACATTCCCATAAGTCGTTGGGGAGATGGTTCCATTGAAGTAGAAGGCGAGGGCCAAGTGGCTAACGCTTCACTGGTTTATACCTACCAGATAGATGAGTGCTTCAACCCTCAGTCCAACCCTATATGCCCCGGCTACGTTGACCCGACGACGTTCCTGAGCGCGGAAAACATAGTCGAAGCGTACGATCCTATGGACGACGATGCAGTCCTACAGACGTTAGAAGCCACGGACTCTTCGCTGTACGAGGAAGAAGAGGAAGACGAGACTATTGAGCAGGAAGAGCTGAAAGCCAGTAAAGACAAATTTGAGAAAGGTTTGGCTGCAACGCAGAACGCGTTGACCCTTGCTAACAGTATCTCGCAAGACAGAATATTATCCGCTATGAATACATCTGTTAACATGTATCCATATTATGCTACGTCTATAAACGGAGGAGTTTATAAAGAGACCACAGACCTTAAAGACTCCGACCTGCCTGACAATCCCCGTGGACTCCGTAATGGACTGGCTCAACAACTACTGCACGAAGAAATGGTCGACGAGCAGTACAAGAAACTCAAGTTCTAAGAGAGGACAGCCATGGTTAAATATACCCTAATCCTAACCGCATTATGTATACCGTTCACTGGCAACGCTGAAGAGGCGTTGATTGAGGGAAACGTACAGTCAAAGTGTATCATTAACACCGATATTAACGGCGTGTACGGGAACCCTGCACCAGATAAGCTGAGCACTAAAAGCGTGGACGGTGGCGTAGAACCCACGATCCGCTTCGATGTCGCGATTGCTAATTACTACTTGGCGCGTGTTACAACGCCGTCGTCGTTCTCAACAAGTCCAAGTCTCAGCGACGTTGTAAACTGGACAGGGACGACAACTGTTGGCGAAGTGTCAGACGCAGGAATGTCTGCGTACGATGCTGCGAAAGTAACTTACGACACCACATCTGAGTTCGATCTAACCATCGCAGGCTCTACGTGGTTTAAAGTTGATTCCGTAGCAACGTATGGTTTTGGCCGCGCATTTCCGGGCGGGACTTACCGCGCTATTGTGCAAGCTGAGTGTATAGCTCAATGATTAAGTTGTTCTTCATAGCAGCTTTGTTTTTAGCGGGTAAGGTTTCGGCGCACGAGATGACGCCGACGTACCCACCACTGGTCCCGTCTTACGTAGATGGACTGGTGTCTGCAAAGATGACTATGTTTAACTCACGAAAAGACGTGGATTATTTTGAGATAGGTGTGTTCGACGACGAGTGGAACCCTGTTCCTTTTGCAGCAACCGCCAAGATACTGAGAGTGCCCCACGGCTCTTCGAAAACGTTTGAGGTGTTTGTGCGCCACAAGGACAAGAAGAGAGCTACGTTTATATGCTCACTGTCTAAACTGCGCACGGATAGTTCAGCCCGAGCTATTGTCTCGTCGAAGATATGCTCCCGTACGGACGGCGCGTTGCCATGAGGAAACAGGTTGCACTGGCGCTTTGCATTTCTTCGCCGGTGTGGGCGGACAGCAGTTCGCTCAATCTACAGTTGCCTACAGGGCCGACGAGTTATCAATCAGACTCGTTTCGCGCTGGTAACTTGGACTGCAAGAACGCCATCGGTGGCGGTACGAACCTAGAGTTCGGAGTGACAGGCGTACTGAACAACGTCGGCAGCCCCTATGACGAGTTTAGCTTGTCTAGGAACCAATCACGGGATGTAGGCGTTTACGCCAGAATTGTTATCCCACTGGATAAACCTAAGGAGAGGATTAACTGCAACACTCTTTACCAGCTTGAATTACAGCAGCGGCGTTTAGAGATTATGAAATTGCAGAAAGAACTAGAGGGTCTACGGGCACTCCAAGAAGAGGCAAATTTCGAGAACTAACATGGCAGATAGAGATTTAGGTGAAGCCCTTGATAGAATTGAAAGCGTTCCTGACAAACGTATGCGTGCTTTTGGCCTGCGGTTTTCTATTGCTCAGCTTACTATGGCTCTGGCTTTTGTTAGCTCTGTGGTCGGTACTCTCTACGGGGGTTTCCTCATGTACCAAAAGGTTGAAGCCGTGGCAAACCTTGATCTAGGTGAGTATCAGCAGGCTATGGACATCATGGACGCTAAGGTGTCCGGCATGTCCGAGAAAGTTGAAGAGGCTGTGGAGTACTCCAGAGACATAAAGAACGGTCTAAAAGACGACATACTGCGCATAGAACAGCAGACGGATCGCGTTGAGGACACAGTCAGAAACACGGAGGAAAAAGTCCGTACGATGATCGACGATGCCGAGGTACGGTTTGAGAACAAACGGGAGCAACTACGCACCTCCCAAAGTGCTGACATGAAAGCACTTGAAGAGCGTTTGAATAGCAAACTCCAGCGGGCGCTGGATAACCCACTGGCGGATTAGGAGAGAATATGGCCGACAAACCGATACGCAAAACCACTGGCAAGGGTGGCAACTACCGTAAAACCAAAGACGGCGCTGGCATGACCAAGAAGGGCGTGGCCGCACATCGTAAAGCAAACCCCGGTTCCAAACTCAAGACTGCTGTCACAGGTGACGTCAAGAAGGGAAGCGCTGCTGCGAAGAGACGTAAGTCCTACTGCGCACGTTCTGCCGGACAAATGAAACAGTTCCCAAAAGCAGCGAAAGACCCGAACTCTCGTCTGCGGCAGGCTAGAAAAAGGTGGAAATGCTAATGGCTAAAAAACCCGGATTATACGCGAACATCCACGCGAAAAAGAAACGTATCGCAGCTGGCTCGAATGAGAAGATGCGAAAACCCGGCACCAAGGGTGCACCCACAAAAGCCAACTTTAAACGAGCGGCTAAAACAGCGAAGAGGAAATAACCATGGCATATGCAACGAAATCAAAGGCTAAGAAGACACCTTTTAAAACATGCAAAGGTTGTCCGTCACCAGCGAGATGCAAGAAAGCAAAGCGCTGCATGGGTAAAAAGAAGTGAGTGCTGAAGAATACGATATGAACGGCAACGGCAAGCTCGACCCTGAAGAGCGGGAGATGATGCTTGCTGACCGCCGTATGCGCATTGAGGATGATAACGCTCAACGCGATCAGTCTCGGAAGATGATTTGGTGGGTTCTCGGCGGCATGTTGGGATACCCGTTCTTCGTCATCATAGCTAGTTTATTAGGACTAGAAGATGCCTCTGCGATCCTCGGGTCAATGGCAACTATCTACTTCCCAGCTACCAGTTTGATCTTGGGTGCCTTCTTTGGTGCTAACGCTTACCAAGCTACGAAGGAGTAAAAGGTATGTTTGATATTATTAAAGGTGTAGTAGGCGCAGTTGCCCCAACACTAGGAACCGCGCTCGGAGGTCCACTCGGTGGCGCAGCAGCGTCCATGATTGCGGACGCACTAGGTTGTGAGAACAACCCCAAAGCAATTGAAAAAGCAGTTAAGCACGCAACTCCTGAAGACCTCGCCAAGATTAAGGCGTCCGAGCTGGAGTTTGAATCTAAGATGAAAGAACTCGATGTAGACCTGTTCGCCCTTGAGACACAGGATAAGCAGGATGCGCGTAAGCACTTTGCGAAAGACTGGACGGCAAAGTTGATTGGCCTAATCATGGTTGTCTTCTTCTGCGGGTATATTGCAATGGTGACAGTCATGCCGCCAGAGCAAAACTCGATGGAGCTTATAAACCTCGTACTTGGTTACATGGGCGGATTAGTGAGCGCGGTAATTAGCTTCTATTTCGGCGCGTCCCAGAAGCAGGAGTAACTTATGACAAAGCTCTCAGAGACGTCCGAATTTACGATACCACTCAAAAACATCTTGGGTATGATCGCCTTAACTGCGATTGCAACCATGGCTTACTTTACCGTGGAGTCTAGGCTGACGGCGCTTGAGCATAATATGGAAATGACTGCGGTTGAGATTGAGTCAAACTCCGAGTTTAGAATTTTGTGGCCGAGGGGTCAGCTAGGTTCGCTCCCAGCAGATGCGCGGCAGGATATGCTCATCGAAGGGTTAGACAGAGACCTTTCAGAGCTACGTGAGATGCAAGACCGAGTGCATGAGTTGACTATAAGAATTGGTACTGTGGAAGCCCTTAGCAAAAAGGATCGGGAAAGAAATGAAAGTAACTGAACAACAACTTGAGCACTTGCTCCACGGCAACAAGGAATGGGCCGATTGGGTCGAGCCAGTGCAAGACCTACTACCCAAGTACGACATCAACACGTCTGATCGCGTGGCGATGTTCTTCGCTCAGTGTGGCCACGAAAGCCGTAACTTTGATGTGCTTGAGGAAAACCTTAACTACAGTGCGAAAGGGTTAGATGCAGTATTCGCGAAATACTTCAAAAACGCGGGTAGGGACGCGGATGATTACCATCGCCAACCTGAGCGCATTGCTAATGTCGTGTATGCTGATCGCATGGGTAACGGCGATACTGAGTCCGGGGACGGCTGGAAACACCGTGGCTTTGGGGTCATCCAGCTCACCGGCAAAAATAATCACTCTGCCTTCGCATCCAGTATTGGAAAAACCCTAGAGGACACGCTAGAGTATCTACAGACAAAGACGGGCGCACTTGAAAGTGCTTGTTGGTTCTGGGCGTGTAATAATGTTAACACGTATGCAGATCAACAGGACATTCGTGGGGCAACTAAGCGCATTAACGGTGGTTACATAGGTCTTGAAGACCGCAAACACCACTTCCACAAGGCGCTAGAAGTCCTCGGGGGAACGTACGAACCCAAGGCTGCGCCGGTCTTATTAAAGGTAGGATCGCGTGGTGAGGAGGTAAAGAACGTCCAAGAAGCGCTAGGTCAAGATGCGGACGGAATATTTGGGAAGATGACCCAGAGTGCCGTGGTCGCTTGGCAAGGCAAAAATAATCTTACGCCCGATGGCATTGTGGGTCCAAAAACCTACGCTGCTATGACTGCGTAACAAGTTTAGGAGTTATCACATGGCAGTTGTTGCAATAAAATCTTTTGGGGGCATAGCGCCTAAGATACCACCGCGCTACTTGAAAGATAACCAAGCGCAGACCGCGCTCAACTGCCCTGTGTTCGCTGGCAGCATTCAGCCTATACTCGATATGGGTAGCTCACTCCTTACCTTAGAGAAAACAGGTACTATCAAAACTATCTATCGGTACGGTCAGGATAACATTTCTGATACTCAGCACTGGTTTCACTGGCCTGCCGAAGTAGATGTTTGCCGCAGTCAGATTGCAGGAGATACATCCGAGTGGACATTCTTTACCGGAGACGGCGCACCTAAAGCCACGCATTCTGGTATCGCACTGTCAGGCACCAACTACCCTGCGGCTTCCCGACCTCTAGGACTACCATCGCCCCCGACAGCTGCGTCAGCCGTTGTTACCGGTGCCGTAGATGACACAGAAACTGTGGAAACACGGGTCTATACGTACACTTTTGTAAACAAAGAAGCAGGGCGCGAGATTGAATCCGCACCTGCGCCAGCGTCGACGTCTGTTGATGTGCGAACAACCCAGACTGTTACTTTAAGTAACTTCGCGGCTGTTCCCGGCTCTGGTTACATTGTTACCCACAGACGTATATACCGCTCGACTTCGGGCGTGTTCTTATTGGTTGACGAGATACCCGTGGCTGATAACAGCTTTGCAGATAATGTTGACCCTGATGATCTAGCGGAAGAGATACCATCCCTTTACTGGGCAGAACCTCCAGCTGCGCTACAAGGTCTTATCAACTTACCCAACGGCATGATGGCTGGTTTTGTTGGCAGGGATTTATACTTCTGCGAACCGTACCGTCCTCACGCGTGGCCTGAAAACTATATTCAGACCATCGACTACCCCATTGTGGGGCTAGGGCGTATGGACACCACCCTCGCAGTTCTAACTACAGGCAACCCATATTTCGTTCAGGGTTCTCACCCCAGTGTGACGGCGGTCGTTAAGTCAGACCTCGAGCAAGCGTGCGTCTCTAAAGAGAGTATTGTTAGCTTTGGGGGCGGTGTTATCTACGCAGCACCTGATGGTCTTATGCTCCTGTCTCCGGGCGGGTCTAAGATCATTACAGACCAGTACTTTAGCTTTAAGCAGTGGCAGGCGTACTTTAAACCTGAAACAATCCACGCATACCAACAAGACAACCAGTACATCGCGTTCTTTGACAACGGGACGACACAGGGCGGCTTTATCTACGACATAACAAGTCGTCAGTTTATTCTCCACGATATGTACGCAACTGCGGGCTTCCAAGACTTGCAGAGAGACAAGCTGTTTCTCACCTTTGCGGATAAGTCCTTAAAGGTTTGGCAGGAAGGCTCGGCTAAGTCGTACATCTGGCGCTCTAAGAAATTTACCATGCCCCATGATATGAGCTTTGCCTGTGCGCAGTTAGAAGCGGAAGCGTACCCTAT